CTTTTAAATATTTAGCACCAGGCGAATCTGTATCTGTACCTGACTTGGATAAAGCCAATGGAGAATTTGAACCTTTTGTGAGGTCAATGCTTAGAAGTATGGCATCAGGTCTAGGGTGCAGTTTTGAGGCAATATCATCTGACTACAGTCAATCAAACTACAGCAGTAGCAGACTTGCAATGTTACAGGATCGAGATCATTGGCGGACAATACAAAAGATGTTAAAAGAAACTTTCTACCAACCTATATATGAATATTGGTTAGAAATGGCAGTACTTAGTAATGTTCTTACATTGCCTACATATTCAACAACACCAGAAGTTTATGAAAAGGTTAGATGGGTATGTAGAGGATATAGCTATGTTGACCCACAAAAAGAAATAGCAGGTATGAAGGATGCAGTAAGGTGTGGATTTAAAACTTTGACTGATGTAGTAAGTGAAGCAGGTGGCGATATTGAAGAACTACTTATAACAAGGCAAACTGAACTGGCAAAACTTGATGACATGAATATTATTCTAGATACAGATCCAAGCGCGACTAATAAAGCAGGTGGCAGTCAATTCAAACCACTAAATACAGTTGATCCTTTTGGTGATACTGACGAACCAAGTGGAGAGGATGCCGAAAATGTGGTGGAGGATTCAAGTGGCAGTTATTAATGGAACAGAAATAGACCTTATGCCAACAAAAGGGATGAGGGATGAGGCCAGAAAATATAGAAAATGGAAACAGGAAGGAAGGGCTGGCGGTACAGATGTTGCAGCTAGAAGAGCAACACAAATTTTAAGCGGTGATGAACTAAGTCCAAAAACAGTAATAGACATGTCAGCATGGCATGCAAGACACGCGGTAGATCAGGAAGCAGAAGGTTATAGACCAGGTGAAGAAGGCTACCCTAGTCCTGGACGTGTAAGTGCCGCCGCCTGGGGCGGAAAAGCAGGCAAAAGTTTTTCAGATGCAAAATCGGCTAGAATAAAGGAATTAAGAAATAATGACCCTATGGCAAAACTTAAAAGAGCAGAACCTGATGAATTATCAGTAGGTGATTCAGTACGATGGAACGCAAGCGGTGGCATTGCTAGAGGTGTTATAGATCGCATCGAAAGAGATGGGACAATAAATGTACCTAATTCTGAATTTGAAATTACAGGTACAGAAGATGACCCTGCAGCGTTAATCACTGTTTTTAGAGAAGTTGACGGTGAATTTGAAGCTACAGATGTACAGGTAGGTCATAAATTCAGCACATTAACTAAGATAGATTCTTTAAGAAGTGTTACAAAAGTTTTAAAACGTAGTGGTGAAACATCTTTTACATCAAAACAAGAAAATACTTATGAGTTTAGTTTTAGTTCTGAGTTTCCAGTAGAGCGTACCTTTGGTACAGAAATATTAAGCCATGAAGATGGTGCAATAGATTTTGGCAGATTAAATGGTGGCGTTGCACCAGTGTTATGGAATCATAATATGGATCAAGTTATCGGAATTGTACGAAACGCATATTTAGACGAAAAAAAGAAAAAAGGAAGAGCAGTTGTTGAATTAAGCAGAAATTCTAAAGCTCAAGAAATAAAAAGAGATATAGATGACGGTATTTTATCTTCAATTAGCGTAGGTTATCGCATTTTAGAAATGGAAGAACGTGAAATAAATGGATCTAACGCTTTTCTCGCGACCCGATGGGAACCGCACGAAGTATCTGTTGTGGCTTCGCCAGCAGCGACCGATGTCGGTATTTCAAGAGGATTAATTGACGATAACGCTATGCCTAGTGCAAAAAAACAAGATATGATAGAAGATAAGCGTGTATACGCTGCGTCATCTGACGTACAACAAACAAAAACAAAACAATCCACTATGGAAAAAGAGCAACTCGATTTAGAAGTTGTGCGTAGTGAGGCAAGCAAAAAAGCAGCCTCCGCAGAGCGCACTCGTATAAGAGACATTACTTCAATGTGTAGTAAGCGTGGTTATGACGATTTGGCAGAACAACTAATTAGTAACGGTTCATCTGCTGATCAATGTAGACAAGCAATTCTTGATAGGATAGATGCAAAGCCTGTTGAAACTGCAAAACCTATTGAAGAACAGTTATCACCAAAAGAAAGACAGCAATTCGCTAGAGACTATAAAATTACATCTGGTCTTAGTGGTCTAATTACTGGCGATTGGTCTAATAAATCATCTGGTTTTGCTAGAGAAATATCAGAACAGATTGCAAAAGACTCACAAAGATCTACAAATGGTAGATCATTATTTGTACCATTTTCTGCACTGGCAAAAAGAGCTACTTATGTGACATCAGGTGCTACTACAGGCGGTAACATTGTTGCAACAGATTTAAGGGCTGATGATTTTATTGAAGCACTCAGAAATTCTACTGTAATGGTTGGTTTAGGTGTTCAAACACTTTCTGGACTTGTTGGTGATGTTGCAATACCTAGAAGATCTGGTGTTGCATCTACTGGTTATCTATCATCTGAAACTGGTGCTTTAAGTCAATCAGAAAGTACTTTTGATCAGATTTCAATGACACCTAAAACACTTGGTACATTATCTAAGTACTCTCGAAATATGTTGATTCAAGCCACTCCTGGTGTGGAAGATTTAGTACGTAGAGATATTTCCGAAGGGATTAACGTAGGAATTGATTTAGGAATCTTAAACGGTACTGGTAGTTCTGGCCAGCCCACCGGCCTGCTCCAAACTTCAGGTATTGGTTCTGTTGCGATTGGCACGAATGGCGGCGCAATTACAGTAGAAGCATTAGTAGATCTTGAAACAGCGATTATGGAAGATAACGCTGGTGTTAATGCTGATAATATCGCTTACGTTACTAACGCTAAAGTTATTGGAGCATTAAAGAAACTTAGAGCAGGTGGGTCTAGTTCTACTGATGGTGCATTCTTAGTTAATACTGATCTTACAGCGATTGGTAGAGGCGGTACACCACTAAATGTAAATGGTTATCCTTTGGCGATGACAAACCAAGTGCCATCTAACCTCACAAAAGGTAGTACAAGCGGTGAATGTTCGGCTGTTCTTATGGGTGACTTCTCACAGGCAATATTAGGATTCTTTGGATCTGGTATTGAAATAACTGTTGGTGAAGATTCCGACGACTTCGCTAAAAACTTAACATCAGTTAAGGGTGTAGTTGCTTTTGATGTTGCTGTTAGACATGCTCAATCATTTGCAGCGATCTTAGACGTAACCACATAAATAGTTTAATATAGGGGGTATTACACCCCCTTTTTTTTATGAAAATTAAGTGTCTCAAAAATGTTTGTGCAAGTGGTGTTGGTCTAGAGGCTGGCAAAACTTATGATATTTCTACAACTGATGCAAATTTTTTAATAACTATCGGAAAAGCTGAAGAATATAAACAACCAACAAAACAAAAAAAATCAGAATCTAAAAAATAAATGCCTTTCACAGAAGATGCGACTACACAAGATGTTTATTTAGGTGATTTTGGTGTGACCTGTATAGCTGGTAGTAAAAGTGGATTAGGTGTATTAGAGCAACCAGATCAAATACTCGCAGGCGATATGCTAATAAGCACTGAATATGAACTAACAACACGTACAGCAATTTTTGGATCTTTAGTTTCTGGAGATAGTATTACTGTTGATAGTATTCCATTTACAGTAAGAGATATAAAAAAAGAAAATGATGGTACATTTTGTAGATTAAGCTTATCTAAAAATTAATGACTACAAAAAGAGAAACAATATTAACAACGATAAGTTCAGTCTTAGTTGGTACAACAGGAGTTTCTGACCGTATTTTTAGAGCTAGACAAACAGCTTTTACAAGATCTGAAACGCCAAGCTTAATAATAGAACCACAAAGCGATACAGCAGAACAAAATACATCTTTACCAACACTTCATCATACTCTAACTGTGTCTATTAGTGTTTATGTGGTTAGCTCAACACCTCACCAAACAGCAGATCCAGTAGTAGAAAGCCTACATTCTAAACTTATGGCAGATTTATCTTTGAACGGAAATGCTATAGACATACAACCTTCTACGACGAATTTTCAATTTGTAGATTCTGATTTAGGTGGTTTAATCGTAGAATGTAATTACGAAATTATTTATCGTACAAATATTGACGATCTAAGTACTTAGTACTTACATAATTCTTATAAAGGTTTATTATATAAACATAGTGATCATTAGGTAAATGCCAAAACTTCATAGAAAAAGATCTTTATTAGCAAAAATAGAAAGTAGCTATGGAACTGACCCAACACCAACAGGATCATCAAATTATGTAGAAGTAGTTGATCTGGAAGTTGAACCACTAGCCAGTGATGAAGTAGAAATTGAAACTATTAGGCCTTATCCTGGTAATTATCCTAGATTATTGGCTAATACAAGAGTTAATCTAAGCTTTGGTGTTTATATGGTAGGTTCAGGAAGTGCGGGAACTGCGCCAAAATATGATCCTATACTTAAGGCATGTGGACTATCTGCTAATACAGTATCATCTACATCTGTGACGTATACGCCTTCTACATTAGCTTCACAAGATAGTTGCACATTTTTTATTAACTATGATGGCGTTAGGCATAAAATTACAGGTGCAAGAGGTACATTTTCGATAGTTTGCAATATTAACGAAATACCTCGCATAAACTTTGAAATGCAAGGCATATTTTCTACACCAACTGATACTGCCTTACCTACAGTTACAAAGTCATTACAACCTGATCCTGTGCTTTTCAAAAATGGAAATACATCTAGTTTTTCTATATTTGGTTTTTCAGCCGCTTTGCAATCATGGGAATTAGATTTTGCTAATGAAGTTATATACAGGGAACTCGTAGGCGGTACAAAAGAAGCACTTATTACAGACCGTAGGCCATCTGGAACAATGGTTGTAGAAGCTGTTGCATTATCAGATAAAAACTTTTTTACAACTGCTACAGGCACATCTACTGGTAGTAATACTTGGGTACATTCTGGCGGTGCTGGTAATATAGTCACTGTATCTTGTCCACAAACAGATTTAGGACAGCCAACTTATGAAGAGAGCGATGGAATTACAATGCTTAATCTTCCATTTTATGCGACTCCAACAGATGCAGGGCAAGATGAGTTTA